TCCTGTCGGTGCGCACCTACAGCGACGCGGCCACGTACACGACGATGGACGCCGGCGAGCTCGCCAAGCTCCAGGTTGACGAGTACGGCGACGCCGTCGAGCACACCGGCGGCGTGTTCACCGCCGGACGGCAGAACCTCGTCGTCGAGTGGGAGCACGGCTACGACGCCCCGCCGGCCGACATCCGCGACGCGGCGCTGATCGCGATCCGGGCGCACCTGCTGAACGATCAGACGGGACGGCCGATGATCTCCGTCGCCGACGGGGCGGGCGGCACGACCCGTTTCGCGATGCCCGGCAAGGACCGGCCCACCGGCATCCCCGACGTCGACGAGGCCCTCCTCGCCTACCGGCTCCCGGGGCTGGCGTGAGCTCGACCGTCGCCGCCGCCCGGGCGAACCTCAAGGGGCTGCTCGACACGGCCGCCGCGGCCGCGTCCGGCACCGGGCTCGAAGGGTTCCAGGTGTCGTGGGGCGACCCGCAAGCATTCGAGGATCAGAAGGTCGTCACGCTCGACGGCTGGACGCAGACCGAGGAGTGGGCCGGCATCGGCGGCCAGAAGCGCGCCGAAACCTACGACCTGCGGCTCCGCCTGAAGGTGCACGACCCGGCCGGCACCGCCGAATCCGTCGACCAGCAGGTGACCGCCGCGGTCGACGCCGTCCGGGCGCTGCTCGCCTCGAACGTGGTCCTCGCCGGGGCGGGGACGTGGGCGCACCTGTCCGGCCACGAGACCGACGACGAACGGTCCGGCCCGGCCGAGGGCGGAGGGTTCGTCGTCTTCGCCCGGCTCACCGTCAACTGCCACGCCCCCCGCATCACCTGACCCCACAACGGAGGCAGCGATGAAGGTCCGCAACGTGTCGGGCGTCGACCGCGAGGTCGCCCCCGCCGACCACCCGCCGTTCGACGTCGCCGCCGGCGAGATCGTCGACGTGCCCGACGAGCTCGGCGCCTCGCTGTGCGAGCAGGCCGGCGTCTGGGCGCGCGTCACGAAGAAGGGTGAGGACTGATGGCTGCTCCCGCAGCGTTCGCCGGCCAGTTCGGCTACGTCTCCGAAGTCACGCCGGGCACGGCCGTGGCCGTCTCGAAGTTCCTGCCGGTCCTGTCGTCCGGACTGAAGCAGGACATCGACCGCGTCCCGTTCAAGGGGCACCGCGCCGGCCGGCTCACGCAGTGGGGCTGGAAGGCCGGCCGCAAGAAGGTCGGCGGCGCGGTCAAGCTGCAGCTGCCGAACAAGGACGTCGCCGCGCTCCTCAAGCACTGCTTCGGCGCCGTCACGACGACCGGCGCCGGGCCGTACACGCACACGTGCACGCCCGGCGAACTCGCGGGCAAGTCGATGACGATGCAGGTCGGCCGCCCCGACGTGTCCGGCACCGTGCAGCCGTTCACCTACGCCGGCTGCAAGGTGGCCGGCTGGGAGCTCGCCTGCGAGGTCGGCGGCGCCGTCGAGTTGAGCCTCGACGTCGTCGCCATGACCGAGGTCACCGGGATCGCGCTCGCGACCGCGTCCTACACGAGCGGCATCGCGCCGTTCGTCTTCACCGAGGCGGCGCTGACGATCGCCGGGTCGGCGGTCGCCATCACGAAGTTCTCGCTGAAGGGCGACAACGGCCTCGACGGTGAGCGCTTCAAGCTCGGGTCGGCGACGGCGAAGGAGCCCCTGCCGGCGAAGATGCGCCCGTACACGGGCGAGGTGTCGGCCGACTTCGAGAGCCTCACTGCCTACAACCGGTTCGTGAACGGCACCGAGGCGGCGCTCGTCGTCACGCTCACGTCCGGGGCGGACACGTTGACGATCACGACGAACGTCGAGTTCGACGGCAAGACACCCGAACTTCCCGACGAGGGCCTGCTCGAGCAGCCGCTTCCGTTCACGTGCACGAGCTCGACGTCGGACGCGGCGGCGATCACCGCGGTGCTTGTGAACGGCGACTCGTCGGCGGCCTGATGCCTTCGGCGGCCGAGCACGTCGCCGTCCAGCTCGAGGGCCTCAAGGAGCTGGTCCGCGACCTGCAGGGCGCCGAGAAGAAGGAGATCCCGAAGGCGCTGCGCAAGGCGAACAAGCGGCTCGCCGAGAAGATCGTCAAGCTCGCCCTGCCGGACGTGCCTGTCCGGTCCGGTCGGCTGAAGGCGAGCGTGAAGGCGCTCGCCCGGCCGACCGCCGCGATGGGCAAGGCCGGTTCGCCGTCGCGTGTGCCGTACGCGCCGGGGATTCACTGGGGCCAGAAGACGATGCGGCGCGCCGGGAAGCGCATCCCGCACCTCGTGAGAGGCCGGCCGTTCCTGTACGACGCCGCGCAGAAGGTCGAGCGCGACGTGATCAACGAGTACGAGCGCGACATCCAGTACGTGCTCGACGAGGTCCGAGGAAGGTGAACCGTTGGCTGAAACGCCGTCCGTGTCGATCATCGTCGCCGGTGAGACGTACACGCTCCGCCAGTCCGACCTGACGGGCATCGACGCGAAGGAGTTCCGGCTCGCCGTCGGCATGCCGCTCGCCAAGGTGTTCGCCGACCCGACGATCGTCGACCTCGACGTCCTCGCCGGGCTCGTATGGCTCGTGCGCCGCCGGTCCGAGCGTGGCCTGTCGTACGAAGACGTGGCCCGCTCGGTGACCTACGACGCGATCGAGATCGTTGAGGGCGACACGGGCGAGGTCGAAGCGCTCGACGGGAGCGACCCGGAAGCCTGAGGCGGGCGCTGCGCGAGCAGTGGCCCGCCCTCTCCCACTGGTTCGGCATCCACCCGTGGGACGTCGACCGACTCACGTTCGGCGAGCTCGACGCCTACTGCGCGGCGCTCGTCGAGCTCAACGCACGAGCATCCGAATGACCGACGGGGGTGACGGCTGATGGCACCGAAGGGCACTGTCGTCGTCAAGTTCGTCGGCGACACTTCCGGCCTCGAGGGGGCGCTCGGCAAGGCCCGCGGCGCGATCGGCGGGTTCGGCTCGGGGCTCGGCAAGATCGCGGCGATCGCCGGCGGGGCGCTCGCAGTCGACAAGCTGAAGGCCTTCGGGATGGCGTCGCTCGACGCCTTCGGCGAGTCGCAGAAGGTCGCCGGGCAGACCGAGGCGGCGCTCAAGAGCACCGGCGGCGCCGCCGGCGTCACCGCCGGCCACGTCGGTGACCTCGCCAACCAGCTGAAGAAACTGTCCGGCATGTCGGACGAGAGCATCCAGTCCGGCCAGAACCTGCTCCTCACGTTCACCGGCATCAAGAACCAGGCCGGCGCCGGGAACGACATCTTCGACCAGACGTCGAAGGTCATGGTCGACATGGCCGCTCGCATGGGCGGCGACGCGTCCCGCTCGGCGATCCAGCTCGGCAAGGCGCTCAACGACCCGGTGAAGGGCCTCACCGCCCTGACCCGGGTCGGCGTGTCGTTCACCGACCAGCAGAAGGAGCAGATCAAGCAGCTCGTCGCGAGTGGCGACACGCTCGGCGCGCAGAAGATCATCCTGGCCGAGCTGAACAAGGAGTTCGGCGGCAGCGCCAAGGCGATGGGCGAGGCGATGACGCCCATCGACCGGCTGAAGCTCAAGTTCGATGACTTCCAGGAGGTCGTCGGCGGCAAGGTGAACGCCGGGCTGCAGAAGCTGGGCGACCTGGCCGGGCCGATCGCGTCGAAGGCGATGACGCTCGGCTCGGCGTTCGTGTCGGCGTTCTCGGGCGAGGGTGTGACGAGCGACGGGCTCGTCGGCAAGTTCGAGCAGGCCGGCGTCGCCGTGCGCGGCTTCGTCGACAATCTCGGCCCGGTCTTCGCCCGCGTGAAGGAGATCCTCGGCCCGGAGATCGCGCAGCTCGGCGAGCTGATCGCGCCGCTCGGCGAGATGTTCTCCTCCGCGTTCGAGGCGGTGCGCGCCGTCGTCGACGCCGGCATCGCGATCGTGCAGGAACTGTGGGACCGCTTCGGGTCGCTCCTCGTCGAGCGTCTGCAGGTCGCGTGGGACGCGATCGTGCAGATCCTGCAGGGCGCCATCCAGGTGATCACCGGGATCTTCGATCTGATCAAGGCGATCGTCACCGGCAAGTGGGGCGAGGCGTGGTCGGCGCTCGGCGAGATCTTCACCGGCCTGTGGAACGTGTTCGTCGGGCTGTTCCGCGCGGCGATCAACTCCATCTCGCTGATCATCGGCGCGGCGATGGCCGGCATCTCGGCTGCCTGGTCGGCGATCTGGCACGGCCTCGCGACGCTGTTCTCCGACCTGTGGGGTCAGGTGACCGGCGCGATCTCGACCGGGATCGACGGGGTCGTCGGCTTCTTCACGGACCTGCCGGGCCGGGTTCTCGGCGCGGTCGGCGACATCGTCGGGAAGATGAGGCAGCTCGGCGAGGACATAATCGACGCGATCGTCAAGGGCATCAAGGCGGCGCCGTCCGCGCTGGTGAAGGCGATCGAGTCGCTGATCCCCGGAGGCGGGATCGTCGGCGGCGCGATCAAGAAGGTCGGCGGCCTCTTCGGCTTCGACACGGGCGGTGTCGTGCCAGGCCCGACCGGCGCTCCGGTCCTCGCCCTCGTGCACGGCGGCGAGACGATCCTGCCCACCCACCGCTCCGGCTTCGCGGTCGGCGGGCCTGCCGTCACCACGTCGTCGTCGCCTGTGTACCTCGACGGCCGCCAGGTCACCGAGGTCGTGCACCGGCACCTTCTCGACTACAAGCAGCGGAACGGCACGACGGGCCTGTAGATGGGCGACTTCTCCAGTTGGCTGCCCGACGTCACCGTCGAGGTGTGCTTCACCGCCGACCCGGTCGACGCGGAGGCGACCGCGTCCGGCGCTGGCCCGGACTCGGCGGGCAGCCCGGGCGGCGTGTCGTCCGGGGCCGGCTGGGAGCCGATGGCCGGCATCTGGGGCATCGCCTCGAACGCCTTCTACTGCTCGGTGGCGGCGCCCGGCGGCCTGCTGAACGTGTTGGCGGCGCCGTGCATGGCGAACGGCACCTTTCAGGTGACCGCGTCGGCGGTGCAGGACGGCTGCGGCCTCGCGTTCCGCGTGCTCGACGTCAACAACTTCTGGCGGCTCGTCCGCAACAGCGGGTCGAACCGGTGGGACTGCTACAAGCGGGTGGGCGGCGTCGACACGCTCGTCGGGAACACCGGCGCCGCGAACGTGTCGGCCGGCGCTGTCGTCACCGTGAAGGCGGTCGGCGCGACGATCATGCTGCTCGTCGACGGGGCGCTCAAGGCGACCCTCGCCGCCCAGACCGACCTGCAGTCGGCACGCAAGGCGGGCGTGTGCGCGTCGGCGACCGGCGCCGCCAGGTTCAAGAACTTCTCCGCGTCGTTCGACTGGACCGACGTCACCGACGACGTCCCGTCGAACGCCGGCCCGCAGATCAAGCGCGGCAAGCAGACCGAGCTCGACCGGGTCGACGCCGGCACGCTCACGTTCACCCTCGACAACCGGGCACGCAAGTACGACCCGCTGAACGCGAGCTCGCCGTACGCGCCGTATCTGCTGCCGATGCGCCGCGTCCGGGTGCGCGCCGTGTGGTCCGCGACCACCTACGACGTGTTCTCCGGGTTCGTCGAGGCGTGGCCGGTCACGTACCCGTCGCCGTTCGACGCGTACGTGACGATCAGCGCCGTCGACGCGCTCGGCCCGCTCCGCCAGCGCAAGAACGTGTCGCCCGCCGAGGCCGTCA